TTAAGTGAAGCTAATCTCTAACTTTTTACCAGTTTTTTCAGCATATTCTTGAAGTGTGTCTACTGATATATTATAATCACCTTTTTCCATTCTAGAAATTTGAGGCTGTTTTTTCCCAATTACTTTCGCAAACTCTCGTTGACTTAACCCTGTGGATTCTCGCAATTTTGTTAATTCAACAGCAACTTTTAATCTCATATATTCTTTATTGAATATTTCTTTAAACTCTGAATCATTTGCAATTTCGCTTTTAATTAGTTCATCAATCTTACTCATGGCTATTCTCCTCCCAAAATTTTCTCTTTATTTCTTTAGCCTTATCAATCTCTCTTTTAGGCGTTTTTTGTGTTTTTTTAGTAAATCCACTAGTGATATAATATTCATTGTTAACTACCTGAAAATAAAATGCTCTTTGTATATTACTAGCTAATTTTGATCTGATTTCATATAAATCTTTTTCAATCAACTTAACCCACTGCATTGCTTTGGCTGTTTCAAGTCCTTCCTCTTCAATTCTTTTTATTGTAGCAAGTAATTTAGCTCTATCTTTTGTAGGTAATTTTTTATAAAATTCAATAAATTCATCTGAGTAATCAAAAGTTATTTTTTCCATAAGTTAATGATAACATATATGTTATCATTAAACAATAAAAATAACCCCAACCAATTAAGATTGAGGTATTTGATTATTATTTATAACTATTGATTTTCTTCTGCTTCACTTTTATCTTTAATTTGTTTCAGATACTTCACAACACTGTCTGGAACCAATATTCCCATTTCTCCTAAATTCTCAACAGCACTAAGCGCTTCATTGCCTATGTAGCCGAATGCTACTGCTGCTTGAACAACATGATTACCAAAGAGAATTAAATCAATCATATGTGCCATAATGATCACTAGCCACACCGCAAACTTTTTCATTAATCCTTTATACATTTGGCTGCTCGATAGCTCATATTTATTTCTAGCGTTGAAAAATCCAGTGATAAGATCAATTGCTTGCATGACAATCAAGATAGTCAAATACTCTTGCCATGTTCCAAACAGAAAGCTTGTAATAGCGCCTATGACAACCCCGCCTTTTACAATTAATGTATCAATATATGATATTTCAAAAAATTTCATTATATGTAACCATCCTCATCTTCAATTTGTACAGCGATTAGATTTTTTCTGGACGCTATAGCAGATGTTAACTCTAGAACTCTTGAACCTCTTGCGATAATATCAAAATCACTTATATTAACTTGAGAATTTCTTCTGTTCCGAGTACGCTCTAGCCAAACATATTTAGTTAAATCAATTTTATCGGAAACGTTCTCATTATTAGCCCACACTGCACAAGTGATATATCTTCTTATATCTCCTCTAGCTCCCAGCTCCAAATCCAATACAGGATAAGTTACTGAATAATCCGATGGTAGATTGTAAGTATAGACACCATAACTATCAAGCAATAATTCTTTTTCGCCACTTGGAAACTCTACATATTGAAATTCATACATGTTTTTTAAATCATGAACATCAATATCTTTAACTTTCATATCCGCTGCTAGTGATACGAATGCTGAAGCAATAACCTTATTATCATCATCATAAAGAGTAACTCTAAACACTGATTCTTTTTCAAATAAATCTGAATGATATACAGTTAAATGAGAACTGTTACTAGTATGTTTAAGCATTTCATTGAAAGCAGCATCTAATTCTTGAGATTTAGAATCTCGCTCCCATTTCCAGTTATGAAAACGCTCGGTAACTTCAATTGAACCTTGATATGCTCTAGTAATTAGCTGTGTCTCACTTGAAATAAGTGTTCCCCCGGTGGACTCTATTTCTAAAACAACAGGTTCTCCCTTTCTATAATCTTCAACAAGATTCTTTCTAATATCTTTTAAATCCTCTTGAATTTTAAGAATTTCTGTCTTATCTTGTGGATAAAGCACAACAACGTTTCCAATTATCGCTTTATTTCCATTGGGATCAGTTTCAGATGTAATTAAATCAGTAACTCTTGCTTGAATGTATACAGGCGGATTGAAATGATGGTCTATCATGATTCCAGTATCGCCAATTGACACTTCATGAGATAACTCGGCTAAATCAACTTCATATTGCACATTTGGTTGAGCATTCTCTTTCAAGTAAGCAATACCTTTTGCCAGGATAACCTCTGGATCATCACTGTCAACATGAATAATTTCTTCAGTCCAGAAAATTTGTCCATCAATTTCTATATCCCACTGATCACTAGCTGAATAATTATATAAGATTGACTCGCCACGTGGGCTAGTAATACCATCTTCATTGAAGTCAATATCTTCAATGCCATAATAATCTGTTAGATCTGCTGGTTTTCCAGTTCCTATTGAGTTCGGCTTAACACCAACTCCAACCTCATAAACAGCTTGTTTGATAAAGCTCGCATGAGCGCTATACCCTTCATCCGTCATGTGGATATTATCAGAACCATAATAAACTGCTCTACTACTTTTTGAGTAGCTTGACCAGTTAGCATAATAAACATTATTAAATCGCTCAGAAGCTTCCTTATAAGCGGATGCTACAGTGCTTTTATGATTGACAGCTGAGTTAGTATCAACAAAAATAATCTTTCGATTGCTACCAGCGATTGAAACAAAATTATCAATTTCTGATTTAGTAACACCTCTGTTTGTACCTAGTATTACTATTACATAATCTTTTAAATTACCTGAGTTTTTCAATGTAGTTAACACTTTTGTTCCGTTTAAAGAATCGGTTACATGTGTAATCTGTCTACTTCCTAGAGTATCATGATTAAATGTCTTAAACGTGTTTGTTAATTTAGGATGAGTACCAACTCCCAATGAATCTCCAATTAATGTAACATTATAATTCTTGATTGCTGTTTCAGCTAATGAACTTAATGTTCCACCGACTATTTTCTTTACTTTGGTGACATTTGAAGGTGAACCATTAAACGCTTCAACGTCATACTGAGTAAGATTATAGCGCTCAACTGTGTTGATGATTTTAGTTGCATAGTTTGGATCTGTTGCATAGCCCGCTGCTTGAAGTGCTTTAGCAGCAACCTTGTAATCCCTTTCATTTGCAACGAATTTATAGTTCTCTGTCCGCCATGGTGTATTAGTGAAAAAAGCAGTGTAATCTAATACAGACTCTTCCCAATTATTGTACCAGCGAAAATCTGCATTTATCTTATATGAACCTTTGTTCTTATCGTGTTCTCTAGTTGCTAGATTTATCTTTTTTCCATTAAAGTCAGATGTCCATTTGATTCCATATAAGTTATTATAAGTTTTGCCTAATACACTAGTACCGCTAGCAGATTCATGTATTGCCTGGGCGATTGAAATTGAAGGTAGTATTTTGTTAGTGTACCAACCCTTAATCGCAAGGTCTTTAATTTTATTTATAAATGTCATCTAATTACCTCTTAACTCTTAGATATCCTACAACAGTCATACTGTGAGCTCCCTGAATTTTGACTGGACTACCAGCATGAATTACTTGATCATTTCCCAAGTAAATTCCTACATGATTCGGTTTCGTCTGAACATAGTAAGTATCGTACATTATAATGTCCCCTCGTTTAAGCTCACTCTTAGAGATTTTAGTAAAATAGCTCGAATGCTCACCGTTCCAAACTGAATAAGTAGTTGGTCTTCCTGTAGTTGGATAACCAGGATAATTTGCACTTCTAAATGCATATGAGACAAAACCGCTACAATCAAAACTATGTGGGCCATTCCCACCCCACAAATAAGGCTTACCTAATTGCTGTCTTGCAATGCTGATTACAGATTCTATATTATTATCAACTTGCTCCTCTTGTTCGTTCTCTTCAGTTTCGCTTGCATTTCCTACCACTTCAGTCTCTTTAGTTCTACCTCGCATAATGAGCTTTGTTCTAATGTTATCAGCGTTCACATCTCTCTCAATACGATTGATTGAATCATCACTTGATAATCTGAAGCCCGCTTCTCCTTCAAGCCTCTGTTTAACCACATGTACATAGAACCGTGGTTTGTTTAAGTCGCTAAATTCTACCCTAATATAGAACTCCATGCCGAAAGCTTGCATAATCTGTTTTACTCGTTCAAATGACTTTTGATCAGTTGATAAGTCTACAATTTGCTTTGTTTCGCTTTCATTTGTCCCAATATAGAACCCAACTTTATTTAACACTGGTTCAAGATAAAATTCTATTGGTTGAGGTTCTTGAGGTGTCTCCATTGCTTCAGACATTGAATTTGCCAGAGCAAGTGAAGTATCTTCAGCCCCTACAATTTTTTCATCTCTATTCTCAGTAATCGTTTTGATATTCATTAGAATCGGTACGTTTTGACGATTAACAAACCTTAAATAATTATTCTCTTTTAGATACTGCATCTTATCATTATGTACACCGTCATTTATTCGTTTTGGAACTTTAAAATCAAGCATGTACACGCCTGTGTCTACCGATGTTGATAAGTAGTCAGCATAAAAATGTAATCCCTGCTCTGGTTCATTCGACATCCAACATAATCTATTGAAATCTCTATCTAATATCTCTATATTTTTCATTATAAAAACCTTTCTTCAAAACTAACTTTTACACTTGGTAAAGTTGCCCAATTCGATACAACAACTTGAAGTTCCGTTTTAGCATAATCTACTTTGAAGAACCTATTATCATAGTCAGCAAACCCCTCGAACGTTGTACCGTTCTTGAGTATATCGCCTGTTGCATTATTGATATACAAGTGATCCCCTGGGCGAAAAACATTCTCAATATCTAAAGAGTTAGTTGTATAAATTCGGTCAACAACAACACTATTCAAACTAAACTTGTTGTAAGGTTCACTATTTCCCCAACTACCTTGCCAAATCAAAACTTTTGAAGGATTTAATTGAGCTAAATTACTTCTATTCAGTGTTTTAGTTATTTGCTTCTGTTCCGTTTTTGTCACAGTATTTTGTTGAATGTCATCAGCATAAACATGATAAATAACTTGCCCATTAATGCTTAATGCATGAATTTTTTTACTGTGTCCAGGCCAAGTTGTTATTTTTGATAGTGTATATTCTCTATTCTTATAGTCTGCTTTATAGTTATGTCCTGAAGCTGCTTTCGTTGCTGTCGTTTTAAGCTTAACCTTGTCACCAACTTTTAAAGGTACTGGAGTAGTGTTAACTGAATCAGTATGAATAATCCAATCAAACTTATTTCCAGATTTTTTCATTTCAACAAAACCATTTAAGGCTGATAAAGAGCCATTGTGGATAATGGTTGAATGTTTAGGATCGCCATCTTTAAAACTATTAACCTTAAAGCTAGTAACCAACTTATTAACATCCCCACCTGTGTCATAAATGGACGTTGTCATAATCGGTCTGTTATCATCATCTAAGACAACAATAAGTAATGCCGATGTTGTATTTCTCTTTCCACTTCTATCTTGCATAACTACCCTTGAACGCAATCGAAAATTATCGGCTTTTCGTTCGATAGTTCCCATATTAAAAGGCTTAACATATGCGTGTCCTTGCCAACTATCTGTTAAACCTGTGTAAGACGCTTTATTAACTTGCGAACCATATTCATCAAATTGTGCTGATCCTTTTGAACTTATCTTTTTATAATCAGTTACCCATTGTTCAACATTTGTAACTCTCGTCCATCCGTCCACATTGTGCATTTCTTCATTTAAAGCTGATTCAGTTGGTTTAACTGCAATCTTATCTTGTTCATTTGCATTACCTAAGGTTATATAGCCATTGTTACCCACAATAGCTATATAACCGCAATCACTAGTAAAATTAATATCAAACTCTGGTAAAGCTGGGGCTGAACCGTTGTTCTCAACCTCAATCTTTCCATTAGAATCCATAGTATAGATTTTCTTTTCGCTAGTTGATGTCCAATAGTGGTGAGGGCTAACAAATGTTAGCGTTGCATCAGATGCAAAAAATCGACTTGTAAACTCAACTTTTCCATCTAACTTACACATTAAATATCTGTCATCCATATCACTAATAATTAATTTTTTCGGCTCGTCTGTATACAGAACCTTATTTAATTCGTCTAGATGATATCTAATATCTTCTTTAATTGTAATTTCAATCTTCAGCTCAATTTGACCTAAGCTGCTGAATTTAAAATTAGAACCATCTAAATGATTTAATGTTGTGTAATTATTTGTAACTGGTGCTGATAGAGTTGGTACAACTCTTCTAACTGTAAAATGTCGAGTTAGCTCATAGTCATCATAAAAAACTTGTAACAAAATTAACCCCTCCCCAACCTAGCATTTCGTGCTGCTTCTATATAATTTTGTTTGTTGATATACTTTGCTCCTTGTGAACCTAAAACATGACCATCTAAGAATAAATTACTATTTTTATCTAATAGTGCTTTCATAGTTCTAGCCATTTCTTCCATGACCATTAATGAATTTTTCAATAGTGTCTGTTCTGTCTCTTTTTCATTTCGTTTAGCTGAATCATCAAAATACAAATCACTATATTTCATATTTTTTACAATATCGAACGTATATTCGGGTTCTTCAAATTGCTGAGCACCAACAATAGCATCAGTAACTTCTGTTGAAGCTTCTTTGACCTTTTTGATAGAGTTTATTAGACCGTTCACCAAACCATCACCATAGAATCTCATTGTTTCCATAGCCACTCTAGAAGGTGAATTAATATCTAAAGCTCGTCTGATTGTATTATCAACGCTATTAGCAATCTGACTAGCTAAGCTAATAATGCGACTTCTTTGACTGTTTAAACCATTGTAGAAGCCTTGTCCGACACTTATACCAGCTTGTCTTACTCTACTAGCACCAGCATTAAATTCGGTAACAATTCCATTAACAATAGTATTAGATAGAGTTTTTAAGTTACTAGACATCTGTGTAAATGTGGTTCTAATTGCCTCATAGCCTTTTCTAAATGATTGATTTACTCTAGCCATACCTGGGCCAACTGGTTCAGTTAATTTAGTCATTATTTGAGTCATTAGGCGAACCATGTTAGATTCCATTTGATTAAATGTTGTTCTAATAGCTTCATAACCCGCTCTGATTGCCTGGTTAACTTTGTTCATACCAGTAGTTGCTTCGGTAGCCATTGTGTCATATTGATCCACAAATGTAATTGGTTTATCTGGCGTATCACCCAATTCAATTAACTGACTAGGCTGTTGATTAACCAGCACTGAACTCATACCCGTTGAGAATGTTCCACTACCTGAACCGTCTCCGTTCGGGTTAACCGTATTGGGTAATGGTTCATCAAAGGCTTCTTTAATCATTTCATACATTTTAACAAACCCAGTGTTTGACCAATCCCATTTTCTAGGGTCTAAATTCAACCATGCCATCCAATCAAACTCGAATGGATTAGCCGTTAAAACCTCGTTTATTTTTGAGCTAATATTTGCAACCACATCGCCCCAGTTATCCGCACCTAATAAGCCTAAAGCGATACCATTAACCAAAGCTGTAGCAACAGCTCCCAAACCTCCAGCAATAGCTAAAATAGCTACCACAATCATATCTAGCATTGTATTTACTAGATTATGAAACTGTTCAGCTGTCATCATGTCATTAATACCTTTGATAATAGCTACAACGATCTGAGTAAATGAACTAGTCAATGAGCTGATTGTATTAAAAATACCTAACAGAATACTTTCTCCAACCGCTAACCAATCAGTATTACCAGTTGAACTTAAAGAGTTAAATATCCAAGTTATAATTTGACTACCTATATTTGAGACACCACTAATAGCTGAAGTGATACCAGTTGTAATTAATCCTAGAATTGTTTTGCCAATGTCGCTCCAAGTAGAACCTTCGTCTAAATTTAATTTTTCTTGTATCCAGCTCCTTATTGAAGCTCCAATATCACCCAAGAAACTAATTGAATTAGTAATAGCAGATGCCAAGAATGACATGATTGTTTGACCTGTAGCGCTCCAGTCAATATTAGTCATTAAGTCTTTAATGTTATTCCAGACACTACTCCAAACAATTAATAAGTTATCCCCAATACTAGTAAGGCTAGTAGTAAAAGTGTTTTTTAGCTTGTTAAAAGCACCATTCCAGTCACCATTTAGCGCTAGTTTGAGTGATTGCCACAATCCACTAAAGTAATCAATAATAATATCTAAATGCTGTTTAATTCCATCCGCTAGAGGTTCAAAGAAGTCAAGGACTCCATCAACGACATTTGAAAAGTTGTTTAATATACCATCCCAATCAATAAGAGAAAATAATTCCGATAACTCATTGAAAGCTGAATTAAAATATTTACTAATATTCTTGCCTGTTGTAGTGAACCATTTCCCAATATTTTTAAGTGGGCCTTTGGTGGCTTTTGATATCTCGCTAAACCATTCGCCCATTGTTTCAGCAACTGGAACGACTGCTTCCGCAAGCCATTGAACCCCTTTAGTTATAGCCTGAATAACTGGAATAACTGCTTTTAGAATTGGTCCACCAACAATAATCAAAAATTCATTCCAAGCATTCTTTAATTCACCTGTAACATTGGCAAAGCTATTTGCTTCCCTTGCTGCTTGCCCTAAAGCGCCTGAAAGCTCATTACCTTCCTCAACCATTGCTAATAAAGTCAATTGTTTTTGCGCTTCAGACAACTCTTTAAAGGATTGTCCATATAATTCATTAGCTTTAGCATTTCGAGTTGTTTCGGTAGCGGAGATACCTAAGGCCGCATCGTTTTCATAGTTACCCTTTAAAAATGATTGTAAACTTGCTGTAGTACCTTCTAGTGTTCCGCCATACATAGCTGTATAGTCTGCTGCTGCTTCAATCGCTCTAGCTGATAAATCAATAGCATCTTGCGTTTCCATCCCAGAAGTTTTAGCAAACGCTGTCATATTTAGGAACGCTTCTTTAAAACGTCCTTCACTTGATTTAATAGTGTCACTTACTCCAGCCATTGCCTCTTGTGCTTGTGTTTCAAACCCTGAAAAAACTTGAGCAAATGCACCGTTTAACTCTTCAGCGCTAGCAGCAGCTTCAGTTGCGACTTTACTAAAATCTATTATTTTTCCGACAGCAAAAACACCACCTATAACTTTCGCAGCGTTCTTGAATGTATCAGTCATCTTAGAGGCTGTAGATTCTGCACCATCTCTAATTTTTTTAAGTCCTTGTTCAGCTTCTTGAGCTTTTAAACCTATCGAACCAAAAAACTTAAATACTTCCATCTATCAATCACCGTCCTTTCTATGCATGTTTAAAATTCTTTTTGCGTTTGCAAGATTTCGCTCCTCAACTTCTTTATTAGCTTGAGCAGTTGAAGAAGACTGTTTTCGTTTAATTGATTTTCTCTTGAATTCATCAAATGATACCCCAGTTTCTTTAGAAACCCATATTTCCCATAGTTTCTCATCAATCTCTATTTCGGCTAAATGCACAAAAAAATCCGCCAGAGAACTATCAAGCCTGTAGCTCTCTAGAATTTCCAGCGGATTAGAATAGCGCTTATATAACCTATCCTGTAGAGTTACTATGTCGCCTATTTGGTTAATAATGGGGTAGATTTGAAAAAATCTTGTAGTCCGGAATCAGTCCATAAGGTTCTGAATAACATCAGATAATCTTTTAAAGGTAATTCATTAATTACCGAAACTTCAACATCTGCTAATTCAGCCAAGAATGCATTAAGTTCTTTTTCAATTTCTGGTAATCTATCAACAACTACATCATAGATAGCCCCAAGAATACTTGTCCCAACTTCTTCAGTATCTTTAGAGTTTGAAGCTGTAAACTCACTTAGCTTATCTTTAATATCAAGCTTGCCAACGATTCTAGCAACTTTAAATAAATCTGATCCTCTAAGTTCTCTCAATGTTAATTTCATTTAATCAATCTCCTTAAGCGCTTGTTGGATAATAAATTCGTGCTGGTAATTTGTTTAATTTAACTTGGTTAGCGCTCGCATGAGCTTCAAAAGTTAAAGTGATTACTGCTTCGTCATTATCAGACGTTTCAAAGTCTAAACCACTTGTACATAATGCATTATCCAGCACAATGATAATTGGTTTAGTAGTTCCTGAAACATTACCAACTAAAGCTAAATTAGTGAGATAGTCTGAATTTTCAACTTTCCCTTTGCCTTCGATGATGTCATATGAGGTAGGGGCTGTTGTACCATCACCTTTTGTGATTTTACCTAGGATTGCTGTTCGAATGGTTTCAGCATCAATCTCTTTTAAGTTAACTTTCATAGTTGCTGTTTGTCGTTGTAAGATTTTTTCACCTACATAATTACTTCTGATTCCATCTACTTCAATAGTGCGGAACTCGTTCTGAATAGATACACTTGAACCGCCAAATGTAGCACCGAGTGGCTCACCTTCCCATTGATCTAAGTCTGGTGTAGTCCCTTTTGTAAATGTTAAATTCTTATAAACCGCTCCAGCATCCACAATATACTTGCTAGCTGTATCGCTATTAAAGCCGTTTGTGCTAATTGCTTGTTTAACCATATTTAAATTGCTCCTTTATCTAACCAATCAATTTTGATTGTTAATTTTATTTCTCTTCTTTTAATATTGTCATCGCCTGTAGGAACTGAATAGCTCCTACCTTTTCGAATATAAATAATGCTTTCTTCTTTAATAAATCTTTTTCTATCTAACTTATTTTGAATTTCTGATTCTAACCCCAGCAGGTTGATATAAGATTTACCTTGATCAAATAAATTGAGTGTAATATCAAAAATGTCTCTGATTTCGCCATCTGGTTCAGATTCAAAATTATAAGTGATATATGGATAAATAACCTTTTCCGACCAATTCCAATCGAGGAATGATTGAGAAGTGATTTCAGTTAGTTGTTCATGCAAGAATTTTGCAAAATATTTCATACTCATTAAAAATTCACTCCTTTTAATTCTGATTTAATTGCGTCTTCTATCTTCTTCTTATTGTCTTTGAATGCTGGTTCGAGATATGGCTGTGGGCGTTGGCCCATAGTAAAATGTCCTTTACCCTCTGCATCAACATAAGCCCAGCCACCTTTGCGACCGTTCCCATTTTCAGCAAATTCTCCTGTTCCCTTTTCTACAAAAATTGCATAGTCAACATTGGTTCCAATATGTCCTACAGTTTCCTTAGCAGAACCCTCAATTTTTAAATCAATTGACCGCTTAAGATTTCCTAGGTCAACAGGTGCATTTGATACCGCAGCATCCTTAACAATGTTAGATGCCTTAAAGATTGCTTTATAACAAGCTTTATTAAGTGCTTTGATAGCTTTATCAGTGTAGTCAAATCCATCACTCATCAATTATCACCTTCAAACTTTAGATAAATTTCAAGATGACTATTCTCTTCAAGCGGATTATCAACATAGATAATACGATAAGACTTCTTAGATGATTTAAGTATACTTCCTACTTTTAAAGCATCATCATAATCATCAAAGTAATCAGCGATAAAGATATGACTAGAATCCTCAACCATAGCATTATGATTTTGGTTGTAAGCATTATGTGTTAGCATGTCTAAGACACCATCAATAGATAGAGTATTAACAACGTCTTCAATAAAACCACCAAAACCATCTGGAACTCGTCTTGTTTCAGTCAAATAAAATTGAGTCATATCATCACCATCGAATCTTTTTATATTTATTCAAGAATGAATAAAATGATGATGGAACACCTTCAGTATTGTCATTTGAATTGACATCAAAATAAGTAGTTGATTTTCTTGCGATTGACTCTGATTTAATTCCAATCTTATTAACCATCTTTGCTTTATATTTCAGAATTTCTTTAATACCTAAAGCAATATCGGGCGGATATTCAACTTTGACAATAAAAGCTTTTTTGTCCGACTCTGAAATGAATAAATCATTAATAGTCGATTCTACTATGATTGTGTTGTTGCCTATGCGTTTAATTACTCGCAAGCCATCATTGTACTTAGTACCTACAATTTCGATAGTATCGCCAATACGATAGCCAATTAAGTTATCAGCTGTAATAGTGTCATCTTCTAAAGTAATACCAACGTTGCGAATATGCTTATGATGGAATTTGTTATTAGATAATTCTCTGACTGTATTTTCTAGTGCATCTAAATCAAACTGAGTTAACTTAGTGTCTATTGCTTGTGCTTCATCTAGCTCAATAATCATGTCTCCACCTCTTTTCAAATAAAAGAGTCACTATCAAATAGATAGCGACTCATTAATGTATTATTCAATTTAAACTTTAGCTTTAATATAGAACACTGCTAAAGCATCTGCTTGTGTTACTTTGCGGCCGTATGTTTCTAAACCTCGAACCACATCACCAAATGAATCAGATGCTCTAAGTGTTTCAGTCTTAACTACTTGACTTGCAAAAGAAGTTGCATCTGGTGAACCAGCAATAGCAGCAGTATAACCAGCAGCAGATTTCAAGTTATTAGATTCAACAATGTCAAAGCCTCCAACTTTACCGACAACACCAGAAGCTAATACAGTTTCATTTTTAGTAAAACGTGCATCTTTAGCTAACAAGCCAATTGCAAAAGGTGGTAATACTAATTTTCTTCCAGCTTTTGGAACATTTTTTTCATTTAAAGTAACACCTAAATCAATGATTGAATCATAAATATTATCTTTATCTACTTCAATCGCTGCTGCTTGAGTACCAACTTTAATACCAGCATTGGTAGCCATGAAAGAATACAAGTCAGCATCAATTGCTTCAGCCATGTCAACACCAGCTCTTTCAGTAGCCTTGTCAATCAAACTAACATTAGCTTGAGCTTCAGCAATATCTGAAACGATAAAGTTAAATGATAAAGCTTGATCAATTTCTAAAGTAGTTTGTGTAGATGTTAGTGATTCTGGTGAACCCAAAGTACCTGTGTAAGGCGCAACTGTCACCTTACCGAATTGGTTAATCTTAACACTGTCACCAACATTTTTAATCTCACCTTGATAGTCAGTATTCACCATTGATAGAGCGGATAAGTTTTTATTCAAGTGGTTAAGTAAACGTGCCGCCCAAATTGTAGGCGCAAAATTTTGTAATGTCATAAATATATTTCTCCTTTAAGTATGCTTATTTAGTTAGTGAGGCGCTAATTGTCTCCCAATTAGCATTAATTTCTTCTGCTGATAAATTATTTAATTCTTCAAAGTTATAAGTTTTATTAGGCTCAACCTTATCTAACTTATTTCCAAGAACTTCATAACCCTCTATCGTTGTATCTGTTTTGTTTGCAAAATGATTAGGCAATTCAGCCTTGAGATTTTTAACCATTTCAGAAACTTTCTCAACATCTTCAATATCACCTAATTTAAACATCAAATACTCTAAATCATTAGCACCCTCAGCCGTCAACGTTTCTTTAATTTTTTGTGTTTTGCGTTCGCTTGTTAGTGTGCTTTGAGCTTCTTCGTATTTTGTTTTGTAATCGGCTAGTTCTGATTGAACTGTTTCAAGCGTTTGAGTTGATTCACTCGCTTTTGTGATAGTCTCATTAGCTTCATTCAACTTAGTTTGTAATTCAGCAACAGCTTGTTCGTTCGATTGTTTTTCTGTTTGAATCGCTTTACCATGTTCAGCCATGATTTTATCTACCGCTTCTTTTTCAAGTCCTAATTCAGTTAAAAATTCTCTTTTCATTTTGTATAAACTCCATTCGTATTTGTTTTACTTGAACCCGCTTCAAGTGTGGATTGTCATTGTTTCGCCATGACGTGCGAATAAATAGTTTTGTGTCATATTTAGGACAATAGTAAATCCTCGATTTTCCAATGTTTTCAAGGTAATTCCTTACCTTACTCATTTGAAATGAGCTTAAAACCGATGTACTAGAACGCCTACTAGTTCAACATCTACCTCTTTATCAAATTCAATCCCATTAATAACTCTTGAGATATGATGTACTTCTGTAATCTCAACTTGTCTAATACAACTAACCATTCCTGGATGATTGAAAGACACCTCAACAAACTCACCAATTCGAGGCATTGACTTAGTCTCAATATCAACAACCACAACATTATTATCACAAATAAATGTTACACCGCATTTAATCATTAAATCTCTCCTTTAAATCAACTAATTTAATATAAAAAAGACTAACCTAAGCTAGTCTTGAATGAGTGGGTTATTTAGTTGGTTATCAAAACTTATCGCCAGTCTCTGCAATGTATTGCTTTTTAATCCTCTGTAATGTGCTTATACTCATACCAGTCAGCTCAGCAGTTTCTTTGTAGCTATTTTGTTTGAGTAAATCAATAGCAAGTAAGTACTTTTTATTTAACTTTCTTTTTGGTCTACCTTCAAAATAATTAGGATTATGTTTTTTAGCGTATGCTTTACCTTCTTGTGTTCTCTCTACAATCATATCTCTTTCCATTTCAGCGACCGCTGATAGAATAGTGTAAATTAAACGTCCAACTGTAGTATTTTCAATTTTCCCCATATTTAAAACATTGATGTTAACATCTTGTTCCAACAAGCTTTCAATAACTTCTAAAGCCTCTCTAGTATTTCTAGCAAGTCTATCCAGTTTAGTTACAGTAATAGTATCGCCTTGTTTCAGCTTATTCATTAGTTGCTTAAATTGTGGTCTATTAGTAGTTGTACCGCTAAACTTGTCACTATATATAAGTCTCTCGTCAACACCAGCATCAAGCAATGATTGTTTTTGTGCCTTCAAGTCTTGAGCTGTAGTTGATACTCTTGCATAGCCATAGTTCATAATGATGACCTCATTTCATGTTATTAAATGACCATAGTTAATGACCATTTCATAACCTTATTATATCAAGGTTTACAAACTTTGCAAGGGTTTATTCAAAAACTATTAAGTTAATGAATAAGAACAAGGTAGCTAGTGGAATCTCTTGACCAATTTAACACAAGTCAGTAACAACCATGTCAATGATTTAACTGATTTAATTTTGATTTTATTTTTTAATTGCTTGAATTGTAAAATTAAGCTAGAAAAAAACAAACCATTTGTGTTACACTCAAATCAAATTTCCAACCACGAAAATTAGAGGAGTGAACACAAATGGCCTACACACATCTTACCATGAAAGAACTCGGCTGGATAGAAACTTATAATGACATTGGCTATAAAGCCTATGAAATTGCGAAAAAACTTGGACGTTCTAATCAACCTATCTATAACGTTGTCAACTTCCTTAAGCAAGGCGGTACGATTCATGAATACTTTGAACACTACAAGCAGAATAAATCGAAATGTGGTGCAAAGAAAAAAAACTTTACGAGCGAACAGACGCAATACATTAAGGAGTGTGTGGCTAAAGGCTGGACACCTGATGTGATGATTGGTCGAGGAGAAAAAGATCTTGGTTGTTCGATGAGCACCCTCTATCGTCGTTTTAAAGATAGCCCACTCTTCGAAGTGACGACTTTACCCATGCAAGGG